GATACGGAGACATAAAACCTTGATAAGCTTGTGCTCCCGATAAACCTCCTGCTGTACCTAATGCTCCAGCTGCTGCAGTATCATAGGCTCCTGCTTGCGTAATGTAAGGTTGAAATGCACCGATACCCTGACCTTGTGTTGTAGCCATTTGATATGCTGCTTGTTGAGCAGGATCTTGTGAAGCAACTTGAGGTGCAAACTTATCGGTAGCTAATGGTGCAGCAGTTAACGCCGTTAACTGTTTTCCTAAATCTTGTTGTAGATCTTCTACGTATTGTGGTGGAAGTGCTTGTGTTTGTTGTACAGCCATTACATTACCTCGCTTAATCGTTGTGATGTTTCAAACATCTGTTGTGCGCCTTGCATTCCTTGTGACTCTTCAGACACTTGTCCGCCAGCTTCTAAATTTTTCATCATGTTCTCCATAACTTCTGCGCCTTTATCTATATCTCCACCACCTGCGTTTCTAACAGCATCTGCAGTAAATACAAACTCATTTACACTTAATCTTGCAGGTACATCGTCTGCTTTTTCTGCTTTTCCAATAGGTACAAACCCACCTTCAGCTCTATAATCTTTTTCCATACCACCGAGGTCCATGATTCCACCACCTTCAGCAAAACCTGCTCTACCACCCATGGCCATAGCTGACATATCTTTAGTATCCATTCTTCCTAGATAAGGATACTTAACTCTTAGCGCTTTTAATTTTGCACCTGTATCATCTTTAAATGCTTCTTGTACTTCTTTTCTAATAGCACCAAGATCTAATCCTTCACCACGGTCCATAATTTGATCTTCTACATCATCTGGACCACCCAGTAATGCTTCTGCTGTTTTGTATATACCAAAAGCTCCTACTGCTTTTTTAATATCAAAATTTTCTCCTAAAGGATTAAGGTCACCTAAAGATGTTGGAACGTATTCCATAATTTTAGAACCTAGTTTTGATACTGGATTGTCTGATATTATTTTTGCTTGATTTATATTTACAGGTGTGTCGCCTGGCACTTCATCAAAACTAATTGCTTCAAATAAATTTGGATCTTTTGATTTCATTCCAGAACTGTCAAATGAAACTTGTTGAGTTGGCTTATCAAACAAATCTTTTATACCACCACTACCTGTTGGTTTACTAAAGTATTTACTAAAAGTACCTTTACCAGCAGTGCCTGGAGTAAACGCAGTTTTTCCAAAAGGATTAATACCTTTTTGAAAATCCGCTCCACCTAAATATCTAGAACCTTGACCCATAGCATAATTCATCAGTCCTGCTTTAAGTGATGAACCTATTCTACCTGTTTGATCAAAGCTACCTATACCCGACATTGCTCCTGCAAGTAGAGGGTTAAACGGTGCAACGAATGGTGCAGCCTTAACTGCAATCTCTGCTACTTCGTTAGGTATAATTTTTCTTACAAATTTTTTAAACGAACTTCCTAAACCATATTGACGTCTACCATCCATACCCATGATACCACCATACGCTGCCATCTGTCTGTCAGGTAATACTGGTCCTGTTGGTTTTGGTTGAAAAGGGTTAACTGGTTTTGTTGGATCTTGTGGTAAAGGATTGCCACCGGCCATTTGTCCTTCGGCCATAGTTTGATCCATAAACTGTTGCATAGACATAGGCTCTCTTCCCATCTCTATCATTTCATCAACGTATTTTAGATACTCTTCTTCTAATTGAGCCATCATCATTTGCTCTATTTGTTGTGGAGATTTAGGACCCTCATCACCTGTATACTTGATAGATGGTGCGTTAGTTTCTAGTTCTTCTGAAATTTGTATATCTTCTATTCCCATGGTTTTGTCAGTTTACTTTGTTTTTCCTACTAAATCAAGAGTTGGCATAATAACTTTTACGTCTTGTGCCATGTCCTCATTCTTATAACCCTTAGCTTCCCAGTCTTTTCTTTCCTTAAAAACCTCACCGGTTTCTTTGTGTCTGTAAGTTTCTTCTACTTTTGCGTCATATACTTTCATTATGTTGTTACCTCTTTCTTAATGTTTAGATAGCTAATAGCTACATCAAACGAATCTGATGTGCTTGATTGTACTGTAAAGGCTTTTCCACCTTCAACTATTAGTGGCTGTGTTAATAATTCTGTTGTTGTGTTTGCTGTTAAAGATGCTGATTTAATAGCTGTAATACTATTGTTAAGAACCGTTACACTTGGTGTACCAGTTGATGTAACAAGTATAGATTTTATAACATATGTTTCACTAACCAAAGGATTACCAACACCTAATGGTGTAAGAGCGCTACCACTTGTACTGTTATCTAAACCTACAAATTTATATTGGTTTACTACTGCCATTAATCTAAAAAGAAACTTCTAGCTTCTATCTCCTGTTTTAATTCTTCTTGAAATGTTGTGTTAAGTTTTTCAAGAACTGCATCTAAATCTCTAACTAAAGACTGTGCTATATCTGCTTCATACTCATCACTTGCTCTAGTTAATGTTTGTACTATTTTTGCCATTATGTATATAAATTTCTAGCTCGTTCTAATAACATAGCACGTAATTCATCAGTGCTTGCTAAACCTGCAGCAGCTGGATCTAGTGTACTATCCGCCCCTAAAAATCTTAAAATTAATTCATCGTCTGTTGTAGTATCATCAGTAGTATCATCAGTAGTATCATCAGTACCACCATCAGTTTGATCAGCTACTTCCATAATATCTCTACTTCCTCCGTCTGCTGATATATAATTTCCTTGTGAATCCATATAATAATTAGGGTGTGTGTTACCAGCAGCGTCTGTATAACCAGCTAATCTGTTTTTCATATAATCTTTATAACCTTGTAAAGTTTGAGGATATTTTGTTTGATCTAATCCTTTAAAGTAATCTATGTTTTTTCTTAAAGTAAAATTTCTAACTGGTTTAAGAACATTTAAACCTAGTGTAAAAGGTGAAGGTAAATTAAAAGGTGCATTAATTGTTGGAACACCATCCTTATACAATGTTTCTAAACCTGTTACACCTACACCAGTAAGATAATCTTTTTCTGCTATTTGATAATCATCACCAGTTAAAGTTCCAGTTGAATTTTTTTCACTTACATATCCACCTGGATCATTACCAGTACCGCCATGATCTGAGGGACTCGAATAACTAGATCCGACTCCACCTGGTGCTGCTTCAGCACTTCCCGGTGCTGCACTTCCACCTTGATATTGACCTGAGCCTGGACCGCTGACATAACTACCACCACCACCAAATGCAATTCTTCCAACTCTTTGGCCCATTGCATACATCTGTCTAGCTTGTTGTAATCTTGTAATTGACATTATCGTCTTCCTCCAGTTTGTATATCTAACCTAAAAGTACCTAGTTTCCAACTGGTATCTACTGCTGTATTAGATATTGTAAGAGCTATAGCTCTACCTCTAGCCCGTGTGTCTACTTTATCTGTTGTAGATGATACCGTAAAAGGACCAAGTGATGAGCTAGCAGCTGTATCATTAGGATAGTTTCTTAAATCTAATTGTACAATAGCGTTTCCTTGTTGTGCTATAAAGTCTGGTATAATTCTACTAACTCTCATTATATTTTCACCATCACCTCTAAGGTCACCTAAATTAGTTGCAGCTCCTCTAATAACTTTTTGTGTAATATCATAATCACCTGATGTAATGTTTGCTGGAATTGCAACAGCAGCTGTTGCTGCCTCTTGTTGATTAACACCTGTTTCATGTTCAAAATAAATTGTTGTTCCATCTGTATTACCGGTTACATCATATGATGCATCATCACCTGCATTGTATTTAGTTCCATGAGGTAAACCAAATACAGAAGAGTCTTCCCATGTACTTCTTGGAAATAAGCTACTTGCATTTGTAAACCATATAGGTCTTTTAGATGTTGAATCTAGATAACTATATGTAACCGCTCTGTTAACTACATTAGATGTACTTGTTGGATAAAACCAAGTAATTTCACCAAACAAGTTATTAATACCACAATAAACTAATTGATTAGATGTTGTGTTAAGATCATCATAAACATAATCTTCTACCAAACAGTCCATAGATTCTAGCTTACCAGTATATCTAAAAAAACCGTTTTCTGACATCCAATACGCAGCACCATCAACTTCAACTGCTGCGTTCATACCAATCAATCCACAGTTAGTACCAACCTGTTCAAAAGCAAAAGTAAATGGTTGACCTACAAAACGCATAGTAAATAACGATGTATCTGTCCAAATATAAATTGCATTTCTACCTAGTTTACCACCCATGATCCGTGATCCAGCGGCCAGTCTTTGTGTACCAGCTGTATTTTCTGCTGTAGGTGTATAATCATTTATATTTTCTTGAGAAGAAAATCTTATAAACATATCATCTTGTGTTGTTTTATCACCAATAGTTGTTTCTGTTCCAAAAAATACTAAGTGACGGTCAGGTGTTGAAACCAACATATCACGTGAAGCTGTCGGTGCACCAGTTATAATAGTTGCACGTGTTGCTGTTGCATTAGCTGCATCACCGTCCCATTCAAAACACTCACCATTATGTATTAATGCTATAAGAGTTGATCCTAAGTTGTCCAAGGACCATAACCCTGGATCTGTTACTTGGTCAGTGTTAGCTGCTGGCGATCCCCATCCAGTAAAACCAGATGAATTATTTACTGTTGCACCATTAGAATGAGTAGTGGCTGTTGATCCTCTAGCCGCTCTTCCTATACCTGTTAATTTATTTCCAGAAATTCCTGTATATGATATTTCTTCTGTTCCTATTGTAACATGGTTTGTACCTGTTGAAGGAAAACCTGTTGCATTGGTTAATGTAATTTCTGTGGCAGAACCATTGTTTCCACCTGACGTAGCACTAATTGCTCCATTTAATGTATTAGTTAATGCACCTAATAAGTTACCACCCCATAATGCAATACCCCAACCAAACGCTCCTATCTGTTCTGCTGGTCCAACGTGATAGTATTGATAGTATTTTATACCACCTGATGTTGTTGCACCAGATCCTGTTTCATTACTAGGCATTGTAATAGTTATAGTATTTGTTGACACACTTGTTACCATAAATGTTTTGTCACAAAAATCTGTGGCACCAAAATTAGAACCTGTAATAGCACTAAATGTAGATGTATCACCAAATAAAATTATGTCTCCAGCTTTAAAACTATGAGGTGTTGGAAATGTAATAGTTACAGTTGGTGATCCGTTAGTCGTGCTAAATGCACTTGTAATAGCTGTACCTGATGGATTAACTAAAGGATGTATGTCATAAAACACTCCACCAGAATACACATATAAAATTCTATTGGTCCCTATGGCTGCAAATTTTGTTGACGTTTTGTTTACAAAATGATGCAAACCTCTAGCTGCACCTGTTAATTTAGCTGCACCTAATTGATTCCAACCACCTATTTTTTCTGGTGTACCATATCTAAAAC